CGGTCGATCCACAATTCAGAATACAGCAACAAAAATGCGCCGACCGCCGCGTAAACGGGCCAGCCCTCGACGAGCGATTTGACGAACTTCGGCGTTTCGTGTGTCATAGTTCTTTCACCACTTTGTAATTTTGCAACGCCTCGCCTAATGCAATTCGTCGTGCTTCGTCTGCCGCTGCTTTCGCCGCCGCTTCGTCCCTCAATCGTTCGACTTCCGCTCGCAATTCCGCTTCGTTTTGCTCGAGCGTTTCAATTTTGTTTTGTTGCTGCGACACACGACGTTCCACCAACTCGGCTTGTTCTTTCGCGTCGTCGAATTCGTCTTGGGCCACCTGAGCGAAAAAATAATCATTGTCCTGTGCCGCCTGATTATATAAACCAGTCAATTCGGGTGCTGCCGGCGTTTGATCCGGCCCCGCAAACAAATCATCGAAACACGCGTTCGCGTCCCGCCCGTAAACTTCCCGCCAAACTTTCAACGTGCATTCCAATCTGGCCGCTGCATTCCAATTTTCCAACACCAAATGCGCTGCGACGCGTCGAACCTTTTTGCAATACGGATCGCCACGCGAAAAGCCAATGCCGAATCCCTCGGCCCCAATTGTTACCTTTGTGAAACACGGCGCTGTGTCACGAGCTCCGGTCAGCACCAGCGATGTCGATTCGTTTCGCGTCGTCACGGTTGACATGCCGCCAGCGCCACCCTCACCGATTGCGCTTGATTCTGCCGCAGCGTCCGCGGTCGATTGCGATTCGGCGTCGGCGCTTGCATTCGCCTCGGCTGTCGTGTCGTCGTCGTTTCGATAATCGTCGCTCGCGTGAATAACATCGACGCCCCACAGCAACCACAAAACGACCGCGATCACGGCCAACCAAATCAACGGGAAATATTTCGTCGGTAATTTCATAACGCCACCGCAATGACACCCAATCCAATCAGCGATTTATACATCATGCCATCGATCCAACGTTCGCGCCTTTCGTCGGCCAGCAAATCGCGATAAAAGTCGCTGAGTTGTTGCTGCAATTGTCCCGCCTGAATCAATGCATCGTTCGCAGCGTCGGTGTGACGCAACGCATCGGCATTCGCTTGCGCAATGTCCGTGTTGCCAATCGCAATCACGTCGAACGCGTCAAGCGCCGCCCAACATCGAACCGAATCGACCGGCCACGGCACTTCGCACAGCGTCGGCAATGCACGCGGATCAGTGACGGGTTTTTTTTCGACGTTGGCGACCGCGCCCCAATCAGGCGGCTCAACCGTCGGCTGATTTGCGCAACCGGCGAGAATTGAAACGATCAGCAATAGCATCCAAACTTTCATTTGCCGCCCCCATTTTTTCCAATTGGTTTTCCATTCGAACGTCAGCGGCCACCGCCGCGTCCTTGTCCTTGTTCGCCGATTCAAGCAATTTTTTTCCTTTGTGAATCTCGCGACCAATGCCCGAATTCATCATATCGACAGCGCGTGTCTCTTTTCGTTTCGCTGTGGCTTTTTTGTTGACCGATTGTGCCGCAACGAAACCAAGCACGATGGCGGTGGCGACGCTCGCAAGCATCGTGACCCACCCCATCGCTTTGAATTTCGCCCACATGTTATTTCAGCGGCAAGACGTTTTCTTTCTTGAAGTAGCCAGCAATTGCGCCGACGCCAATTACCAAATGACCTTCGAAACCGGCAGGAATGCGGTCGTAATATTCCGGCCACACGACGGCGCAAATTGTCAACATGGTTGCCGCAATGAAACCGTAAACGGCAGCGGCGGTGATCGTGCTGGATGGTTTGTTCATTGCAAATCCTCCGTCAAAAAATTGTTGCGCAACCCGGTCGTCCCGGTGGCGTCGTCGGCGGTCGTCCCGGTGGAATTACGGCAGGACGACAGAGAATCCTGACGGTGCTTCCGGTTTGGATGGCGCGACAGTAAAATTTACGGCGTTGCTCGCGTCAGATTCCTCCCCGCTGACCGCAACGGTCGTGGCATGGCAATTGTATGTGCCAGCCGGTAACGGCGGCGACGACCACGTATCAGTGCCGCCAGTGTTCGGCGCATTGCCGAGCAAAACGGCGTTGCAGAAAATGTTGTAGCTGGCAATTTCCGAATCGGCCAGCGGCGTGCCGTCAGTGTTTTGCGTTGGCGGCGTCCAATTGAACGTTTTCGGTTCCACCGCGAACGTCAACGGCGCGACAATCAACAAACAAAGGAAAAGTTTTTTCATTAGTCGGTCCCACATGCGGGGCGAATACACATTGATGTGTAATTTTTCGCCATGATTTTTGCCATCGCCTGACGGCTGTTTCGAACCATACGCTTGTTTTCGGCAATCGTCCTGACCAATCCCGGCGCGATGCATCCGACAACCTGTTCGACCCAATTCGCCGAGTGAATCAAAATCAAATAACGCCCGTCGTCCGCTCCGCGTTCCTGTTTCGTGTAGAAAACTGACAGATCGGGATTCCGCAGCGCGTACACTCGATCACCATTCGGCCTGATGTGTTCGACGAGCAAATACTCACCGTCCGGCACACAGGATTCGAAGGGCATACCACCCGGCACGCCATCGATCCAAGGTCGTTCCAATGTATGCACGAATTCATTTTCGCTCAACCACAAATTGCCTTCGGTTTCCGTGTCCGAATAGTTGTACCGTTCCAGAATCAGTTTTGACATGAGCGAATTCTACCGCAAATTTAGTTGGTTAGCGTTGCGTTACAAACGCAGGTGAAATGATCCAAGATAACCAGCGGGGCCGTTTCGTCGCGAAATTCGAATTCAGCAGTTTGCGATGCGGTGCCGAATCCATCGGTGTTGCCGTTTTGTGACATGAAAAATTGTTCGGCCAATGGGCCAATATTGATGTCGAACCAAACATTCAGCCCAGCGTCCGCAAGGCTCCACGGAACACTGATGGACGTGTTGCGCGCCTGCATCGACGACGGTGCCGAGCCAGCGCCGAACCACCATGTCTGAATGTCCGAGAAAACGTTTCCGATTCTCGCCTCAATAACTTCGTCGTTGGCCCACCGAATTCCTGCTATCGCTTCAATGTTCGAAGTCTCGCCATCCCAAAATCGTATGTGATCGACTTGTATATCGGGGAACCGAACGTCAGTAAATACCAACGCTTCCAAATCAAAAACTGCCGAACACAAAATCGGAGCGCCGCTGCTGTTGTCTGCAATGTCGAGCGTGATGTTCGCGTCGTCAACGCCGATTTCGGTTCGTTCCAAATCCCATGCGCGAGTTTGATCCAGTTCCAACAATCCCACAGTCGTATCGGGGCCGGTCAGCGTTCCACTATTGAGCGTCGCGGTGACCCAATAATCATCGGGCAAAACCATCCATTCATTCGGCGGTACGCCAGCATTTGTCCAACCACCATTGGCTAATTGAATTTCCAACTTGCCTTCGGCCAACAACCGCACACCCGCGAAAGTATCAGCCGGGTCTAATCGTTCGTTGTGAATGTCCGTGCTGGTCAATGCGCAAACATCTTGAACGGAAAAAATTAGTTCGCCGGTCGGCGTGCGAATCGTGTAATCGTTTTCGGCGGGATCATTCCACACCGAATCTATTTCCTCGACCAACGTCAATTCGACACCGGACGCGTTCGTTTGTAACGCCCATTCAGTCACAAAAAACTTTTCGCCGTTGAATCCCAATTCAGCAATATCTATTTCAACAACTGTGCCGGGTTGAATTCGAAAACACGACCAATTGCCGGGGAAAACCATCACACGTTGCAAGCGTGACTGTCGCAATTTTAGAATCGCGTCGCGCTGTGCTTCGAATGAATTGTTGCAAGTGTTCACATCGAACACCTGATATTTGACGACGTTATCTTCCGCTTCGAAAAGTGCGCTGCGCTGTTCCGGGTAAGCGTTGGCGGTATAGTTTCGCGTCGGGTCAACAAATTTGCCGCGAACACGATTGTAGCGGTCGGTTGAACTGCTCGACGCTTGCAATTGGATCGACCCGTCAGACATGTTTGCTTCGGTCAACGTCACGTCGGCGGTTTGCGCGGCACCGGCCCACATTTTCCACTGGCCCTGACTGAAAACACTTCGACCGAGCATTGCCGTTTCGAGCATTTCCTTTATATTTTCACGAGCGCTTGTCGATAGAAAAGTGAAATTGCATGTGTAGCGTTTTTGCGTCGCTGAAACCGGCACGACAACCAGTTCGTCGCAAATGTCGGCGGCAATTATCACCAACGGCCAATCGATTCGTTCGTCGTCCTCACCGTACCCGACAATAGGGAAACGCAAAAAGTCAGCAAGACAAATCGCCGGGTTGCTTGAAAATGTCCATGTCGTGTCGTCGGCTAATCGCTGCGGCCCGGTGCCGCCGTTCGTGTCGTCCAATCGCGGATCGTACAAAAGATGGCCGCGAACTTTTGCACGCATGTTTGAAGGAATGCCGTTTTGGTAAGCGTCATTGCCAGAAACAATCGTCATGCGTGTGTACAACAATGACCAACCACGACATCGATGCGCGGCGTCCGTCCATAACGTCGGGTAACGCGTGACCAAATCAGCGACGGCAGTTTGTGTCGCCGTGCCAAGTTTGGTATCGATTGCCATTACATCGGCGAATTGTCCGCTCGTCACATCGTCGCTGCGATCTGGAATGTTCGTGGGAATCAAAACGTCGGTGTCGTCAATTCGAAAATCTATGATGTCGTCGATTTCGCGACCGTGCAACGCAACCAATCGCGTCAATTCTTTATTGCTTTCGCCCGTCGTGTTCGCAAATATCAACGGGCCGGAAAGCATGTCCTCGCCATACGTGAACGATTGCGGCTGAACGGTGCTGCGAATCGTCAGCATTTTGTTTGCCGCTGATTCGGTCAGGTCGATTTTCGGCGCAGCGAGTTTCGACGCCAACGATAGAATTGCAATGCGCGCCAAATTGACGGCGAGAACATACGCGGCGCTGGCACCGGCAGCGGTGCCGAAAAGGATCGCACCAAGGAAAGGAATTATCGGACCCATTACGCGGTTTTCCAACCGGAGCGAGCGAATTCGAATGGCACGCGGAAAATAGTTCGGTATGCCTTCACAGCGATATAGTCAGGCATTATCAAACCGATGGTCGATTCGGGAATCCAAGCGATGTCGCCAGCGGTCAAATCGCACATAGGCACATCCTGACCAAGCCCCTCGCAGATCGCATCGTACAAACCGTCTGAGCCACGCAAGCGATCAACCGCGCTGCGTCTGTCGCTGTATTCGAGGAATTTCAAATAGTCGCGATCCCACCCGACGCGCACGCCTTCGAAAGTGAATGACACGCAATCGAATTTGCCAAGCACAAATGGTCGTTGTGCCGACGCGTTCAAAAATTCCGCCAGCGCTTCGACGTTCATCGTATGACTGTCGAGCCGCCGCCCGAAGTGCTGCCGCCACTGGTGAACGCGGTCGTCTGGCTTTGTTTAATTGTGTCGCCGCCCCACGTCAAAACCAAATCGCCCATTCGAAAAATGTATTCGCCGCCAAGATCGCCGGTAACGGCGGCTTGCAAATCTTCGTCGCTGAATCTCAAATCGCTTGATTGTTTGCCGAGCGTTCCGCGTGATTCGCAAGTCAGCGTCATTTGCCCTTTATCCTTGCCAAGCACGATGTCGATTTTGTCCATGAAACCAGACCAGACAATCACCGGATCATCGATCAACACTCCGTTTTCGTCGTCGAACCCGAACATTGCTTCCGCATCGCGTCGATGATATTCGTCGTCCAACGCGGTCGCGATCAAAGTCGATTTGACGCCAGTGATTGAAAATTTTACCGCTTGCGGCGCTTGCGAAATCGATTCGACAAGATTCGAACTGATGCCGCCGAAATCGCCGACGCCTGTGTATGTTTCAGTACCGAAAATTGGATGCGTCGCGTCACGCGGCCCGATTTCAGTATGGAATAGTTGCACGCCGGATAGAAAATCCAATCGCAAAAACATGATCGGCCTGACCACTCGCGCATTGAGCGCGATTTCGTTCAATGAGGAAATGTTGCGTTTGCTGGTCATTGCGTTGCGAAAACGTCCTCAGTCATAGCCAATGAAAGCGACGAAATCTTGCTCGGCGATCCGGGTCGCGATGTCCAACTTTGATCCGCGCTTTCGAGCAAAAATATTCCTTGCGGTTTAGTCAACACCCCATCTTCGACAAAAATCACCGCGTCACCGAGTGGCGCTGCACGCAATCGTGGCGTGAATGACAACACGACCAACCCTGCACCATCCGAACTTGCATCGTCGGTCGCCATTTTCAATTCGTGTTCGCCGTTCACATCGACCGAAAAATAATCGCCCCTGCGAATCCAGTTCGAAATATTGATGGTCGCGTCTTTGACGTTCAACGAAAACCCGGTTTGCCCCGCACCGTTAACCAGCGGCGTGCCGCCGTATGCGCCGCGTTTCGCGTTGTCGTAAACGGGAACACGCAAGCGATTGTCCTGACCACGCAACGCAGCAACTGTGCCGAGCAAATCTGCGCGGTCGTCGTCGCGCATCACACTAAACACATAAGCGGCACTCCATTTTGTCGAACGCGCCAACGTTTGTGCGCTTGCAATCAATGGTGAGGTAAACAATGCGCTGTTGCCGACAATTCGCATCGTGACAGTTTTCGGCGTTTGGTTTAGATCGAATATGCTCATGCGAATTTACCTCGCCGCAATTCATCGACAAATTCACCTTTCACCTTGCGATTGTTTTCGTCGAGAATTGGAATCAGTCGTTCAATGTCCAATCCCGATCCGGCGTTGATGTTAGTCACAGGCGCAAAATTGATTGCGCCGAGCGGTCGAACCGAACCACTTGCGCCCGGCGTGAATACTTCCGGCCCTGATTCGCCGACGCGCACGGATTGTCCCGCTTTCACAGGCCCACCGATTTGTCTGCCGAATATCGATTTGACGAATCCGAAAAATCCACCGCCGCCTTGCGGATTTAATGCGTTCAAAATGTCGCTCGCGATTAAATTGGCAATCATGCGTCGCAGCGCGTCGGCAAAACCTTTCACCATTCCTTTCAGGCCATCGTCGAACGGATCGAAAAAGAAATCGGCGAACGCGTCCTCCATGTTGCGCGCCGCTTGATCCGCGAACGTCGAAACTTCCTCGGCGAAATCTTCGAAGTCGTCAGCGGTGCCGACCAGTGTATCGAGCAAATTCGTTTTGAACGTATCGAAATCTTCCGGCGACAAAAATCCGAGTCGTACCGCACGTCGCGCTTTCCCCATTTCGATAACAAAATTCTGAATTGGTGTTCGCGTCGATTGGAAAATTCGCGCTGCGTCCGCTTCGGCGAGTTTTAGTTGTTCGCGAAATGCAATCAGTTCAGGCGATGCAACCATTCTCAGCGCACGAATGCCTTTAATGTCGATCAGATCAATTGTGCCTTCCGTGTCGTCGCCATCGCCGTCGCCGCCGCCGCCGACTACCGTTTCCGCTGCGATCTTTTTCAATTCGAGGCCGCGACGAATCAAATCGTTGTATCTTGCCTCTGCTTCTTGTAACTGTTCGATCATTCCGGGAATTGCTAACGCAGTTCCGAGCGTGCCTTGTGGATTTGCCCTGACGAGTGCTTGGAATCCTTTTATTTCGCCTTGAAGGTCGAGAATTTCCCGGTCAACGACTTTGATTTCTTCTGCAATGTCGATCAGCGTCAAATTTGCCAATTCGCGGCGAACGCCGAACAGTCCAGCCGTGAACGCAAACAATTTGGGAAGCGTTTTGGTTAATTTTTCGACGAATCCGGCGAGCGCATCGGCACCCGCGCTGATTAGTGGTGCGAATCGTGCCGCCAACTGATTACCGAGTCCCGTCAATGACGTTTTGAAAATCAACACCGAATCGTTTGCGTTTTCGATTGCTTTGGTTTGATCTTCGGTCAACGCCACACCGAGTTCTTTTGCTTTTTGAATATATCTGTCCAGACCGTCTGCGCCGAGGTCGAGAATGTTTATCAGGTCGGCATTTTTCGCACCGAAAATATCGGACGCGATGGCGACTTTCAACGTCGCGTTTTCTACGGTGCCGAGCGCGGTCGTTATCTTTTTGAACTGTTCTTCGACCGGCAATTTTATCAACGCTTGCGTGTCGAGATTCAGGCGTTTGAACGCACGCGCCTGTGTCTGCAAACCGTCGTTTGCATCAACGATTGATTTCGATTGTCGTTTCAGCGCTTTGGTGAACGATTCGGTGCTGACCCCGGCAATTCCAGCGGCCAGTGACAACCCGGCGAAAATCGCTTGCGTCGTGCCGAGTGTTCGCGCTGTTTTGCGCTGCTGATCGACCAACTTCAAACTTGCGACCGTCAATCCAACCAGTGCGCCACCGAGCAAGCCAACGCCCACCGCTGCGAGTTTGAATGCTTTCGTAATCCCCGACGCGAATTTGCTCGCGTCACGTTTGCTTTTTTTCAGACCATTGGAAAATTTGGCGGTGTCGGCAACCAGCGAAACAGTGAGGGTGCTAATGTTTGCCATTTTTCGATTCCTGTGACGCCGCTACTTTGCGTAGATGATCCCACATTCCTTCAACCGGGTCCGGTGGCTCGAAATCAGCCGGCATGAAATCGAAAGCACTTTTCGCGTCCGTTCCCTCTTTGCGCATCATGTTTGTGACTGTCGCAACGATCAACGCCGAGCCGTAATCCCACGGAAACGATTTATAAAACGCAACCCATTCCGTGAATTCCCGGCTCGTGACACGCTGCTGTGCTTCGCGGACGGTGCATGATAAGTCCCGCGCTAGGAACCACCAATATCGATCACTTCCGCTGACTCTTTTTCCGCGTCGTCCTCAGTCGCCATTGTCATGCCTGAAAGTTTCATAATTGCCGCAGCAATGTTTTTGATCCATTCGGGCTTGATTTTTTCCAATTCGTCAATCGATTTCGGTCGCGGTTCGACGATGCCGAGATTTACCATCCACAACATCACATCCCATTGATTCGCTTCCGTCGCTTTTTCGGCAGCTTCGAATCGTTCGCGCCCTGATAATTCGCGCACCAGAATAATGTTGTCGTCGCCTAATTGGACTTCCATCGTTTCGGGTTCCGAATCTGCAATGATCGCGGCAAACGTTTGAACTTTTTTCGTGTCTGTTTTTGCCATGTTGTCCTCTCAAAACCCCGACGACCGCCGCGCTCTGGAGATTATCAACGCGACGGACGCCGAGGCGGCTTGGGTGAATTTAACCGTGCGCGACTCCGCTTTGCGCAACGGCGATTTTCAGCACACCAACTGCGCTCGCAATGCCGAGAATCGTCGCGAATTCGGTCGCGATCACGTCAGCGACAGGAGCGATCCCGCCAGCCGCCGCGCCGACGACATAAGTTTCGCCGACAACGAGCGTCGCGCCCACGTCCACTTCGCCGCCCGATTGATACACAATCGGTTGACCCGCTTCGCCAGCGTTCAACGCAATACCGACCGCCGCTGCGCTTGCAGCATCGACGCCTTTCAGCGCCAGTTGCAATTGACCGGACGTGTCAATGTAAATCGACTGACCTTGCGCAATCGACGCCCCGGCAATTGCCGTTTGTTTCCGCGCCTGATTTCCTTCGAGAACATTTGCGGCTGTGACAACTAAGTCTGTCATTTCAAAACTCCCATCCGCTATGCGCGGTTAACTGAACGTCAACGGGCCGCTGATCTTGATTCGGCCTGTAACGGTGAACGGTGCCGCTTGCGTAGCATCTTCGCTCCACTCCATGACTTCGCCAACGAAATCGACCGTTTCCAGAACGCCGAGCGTCGCTGGATCGATTCGTTCGATTCGCACGTTGCGCTGAATTTGTAATTGCGCGTCGCTGCGTGTCGCATCTTGCCCGACATCGCCGAAATTTCGATTCGCCGTGAAGCTGATCGATCCCGGATTCGCCAAATCACCGAAAAATTCCTTGATCGTGGAATCCATGTCGGTGTGTTCGATGTCGTCCTTCGAAAGTTCCGGCCCGGATGCGGCGGTGAGATTGCCAATTCGGTCAAATGTATCGGCACCCGGCAATACCCCGGGCGCGATACCCTGTCCTAAATATAGCTTGGTTTTGCTGAGAACCTTGCTCATTTGTTTACCCTCTAAACGTCGTGCGTTATCGCGTAGTCCAAACTAACTCGCCGCACCATTTTGTCGCCGACAATTTCACCAAGGTGGCTGATGTTGCCGAGTGCGATTTGCTGAATTCGGGTCGCGCCCATTGTACCCACAAAATTTCGAAACACGGAATCGAATGTGTCAGCGGCTTCCGTGACCTGTTTCGACTTGCGCCCGTAAATGTCGAACTGATAATTGCTCACATCAACTCGCGGTGATTCCTCCGGACACATTTCCTCGGCCTGTTCGGTCGTGGACACCTTGAAAAACACCAACACCGGCCATTCGTTGTTGGGTTGCGGCATCCATTCGTGATAGATGCGTTCGCCAACCAAATCAGCGATTTGCGGCGTGTCTTTCAGGTATGCATACAAGTCGCTATGTAGCACGGCCAGCCGCCTTTTCGATTTGTCGCGCCAAAACCTTGCCGAAATTACGAGCCACGCTGACTTTCGTTGCGTCAAACGCCGGTCGGAGGAATGGTTGCCCCGGCCCTTTGACCGAACCGAATTCGACCAAATGAAAATGATTCAGGCGCGTTGCTTTCGTGCCGTGTTTCGCGTTCCACAAATTGACCGCTTTTTTTGCTTTGTTTTTCGGCCCAATAAATAACACGGTACGATTCGATTTGATTTTTTTCGTCCAGCGACCCATTGCTGCCGCCGTTGCACCGGCATCGAAACCGCGAACGCCTGTCGCTTGTGCTTTTGTGCGCGCCAGCAAAAACATCGGCTTGGACGCTTCCATCATTGCCGAGCGCAACGTTTTGAACCCAACTTTTTTATCCATCGCCGCCAATTTGCGGTCGAGTTCTTTCAGGCCAGAAAGTTTGATTGTTTCAGCCATTGAAACGCCTGATTGCCGTTAATTTTGTCCAATCACGATTCGGTGAATTGATTGGCGATCCGCTGATGTCGAAATCGATCCCGAATTCCAACCATCGAATTCGTGCATCGGCCTCGATGTCGCACAGTTCGGCGTAGTGACCGAAAATGACGTGACTGATGTCTGCGTTCACCTGTGCGAATTGCGTCGCCTCAGTCGAAGTTAGGGAGCGTATGGACACGAATATCGGGTCAGTCTCATCGTACACGGTGTCCTGACCGCCAGCATCGTCGATCAACGTGCGCGGTTCCAAAATCGCGACCGCTTCCCGCATTTCACCAATCGGCGTTTCCATTAGAACATTTGAATCCGGTGCTGTTCGAGCAAATTCGATGCCGTGTCGCCAATCGGATTTTTCGTTGACGAATCGCGAATGTTGAACAGGTCGCCAATGCGAAATTTAATCGCCGCTTTGATGTCGTCAGGCACTTGCGCGGGATCGTCCGAATAACCGACTTGGAATTGAATCACCACGGCATTGACGACGCCTAAATCCGTGGCCGGCCATTCCGCAGCATCCGACGGCATCACGAATGCGCCTTCGTCGTCGGACAAATCTTCCTGATAGTCAGCCCCCGGTGTTCCCGATGTCGGCCCGGTCAGCGTTTGCGGTGCGCCGGATTCGTCCGTGTAGCGAATCTCATCGACCGCTGTCGTGACGCCACCCGGCAAAAACATGAATCGATCACGCGCACGCGGATCAAATTCGCGACCGAAGTCACGCGCATCGCCAAAATGCAGGTTTTCGAAATTGTGACCGAACGCAAACACGAATTCGCCGCGTCGTGGAAATCGATCCATCGAAAGCGTGACCGTTTGCGAAATCAATCGTCGCCGAGATTCGCGCTCGGCCCATGCGATGGCACCTTTCAACAAATCGTTGATGTGAGCATCTTCGGCACTACTGCTGACGCGCAAATGCCGTTTCGCTTCGGTCAATGACACCGGCAACGTTGCTGGCGGCGTCACAATTTGTAGCGCGGTGATCGACATGGCTATTCGCTAGATTTCGACTTTTTTTTCACACCGGCCTTGCCGGTCACTTCGGGCGGTGTCACGACTGCTGTTTCGCGTGTTGCCGCTGGCGTTGCGCCGCACAATTCCAACGTGCCGTCTTTAATCAGCGCTTCCAGTTGATCGGTCATTGGAAACACTTTGTACGAATCCTTTTGACCGGCAATTCCCGCGCCGACAGTGGCGATGTAGTTTTTCGTAAATTTTACTTTTACTCTTTCACCCATGATTTAACTCCCAAAAAAGGCGACGGCACCCGACACGAAAAGGCAAACCCGTCCCGAAAGACATGATTCAAGATGCCGCCGCCCCCGTTCCTCCGCAGTTATGCTACGGCGATGTCCGTGACGACAGCCGACGTGTCAATCAGGTTGGAATCGAAACGCGCAAACGCTAAGAAACCAATCTGCAAAAAGTCCATGTATCGCTCGTTGAATCGGAAAAGATTTACTCCGAGAACTTCGCGAATGATGAATTCCGACAAGTCGCCGAATGCAATCGGTCGGTCGCCAATGACCAAACTATCCATGCCCTGATCGACAATGTAGTTGTAGCCATTCAGCGTTGGTTTGGACAACGTGTCCGCGATGCTGCCGAGTGACGCTGGCAGCCATAACGGACGCGAATTGCCATCGACCAACTTTTTCAGGTCGCGCAATGTGTTGTCGTTAAATACCCAACTGGCACCACGCCGACGATAGGCGGGATCGAGCGCGTGCTCGAGGTCCACCAAATTGTCGAACGTCACACCGGCACCCACCGAAATGTTGACCGCGCCATCCGTCGCTGCGGTGGCAAGGCCGGTCGGTTCGGTTGTACCCGCGCCGACAGCGAAATGCGGCGACAACGCCCGGCCAATTCTCTTTCCGAGCATCGACCCGATGTATGCCTGCAAATTCACGGCCTCATCATTCAACAATTGCAGCGAAACGCGAACGAGCAGCGACGTGTACATGAACGCTGACAGGTTGCGTGCGCCAAAGACGAAATCTTGCTCGCCGACTTGGGTGTTTTCATTCAAAATTGCACCCGCGTTGGCGGTATCGTCATTGGTCGGATACGGAATGGTGTTACCGCTCGCTGTTCTGAGCAGTTGCGGCCCACCCGACCCGGCTGGATTCGCAGCGTTCAACAGACCCGAAAAATCTTTCATCGTTTCGGTGATGAATCCTGCAAACCCTTCCGGCACCGTGAAACCGCCAGCGGCGTCCGTGCCGATACCTTGCGCACGAGTTTCCATTTCCGCTTGGTAACGATTCAGCAATTCGCGCTGTTCCGGTGCCAATGCGCCTGACCCTTCGCGCAAATACGTGTTGTAGGCGTCATTGTACGAATCCAGCGCGCGGCCCTCGGCCAACGTCCTGACTTCGGGTTCGCCGCCCGCGTCGTCGTCATTTGCGTTCATGTCTGGAAGTCCACCGTCGAGCTGGCCGACTGACGACGTTTCCATCCGGTGAATGCGCTCGGCATCCTCAATCCGTTTTTCCACATCTTCGTAATCGACCAACATCGCGTCCCACGACGTTCGTTCTTCTGCCGTGAAACCTCGATCCGCTTCCTCGGCTGCTGTGTGCATGTCGCGCATTTCTTTCGCGATCACGGCCAGCCGTTCTCTGAGTTTCTTAATCATTTCGATTCCTCAAAAATTCGTGTGTGCAAAATTCAGCCGCATAGGCGTCCGGTCATTTTGCGTTGCAGCATAGGCTACAAACCGGGAAATTGTGTTCGCCGCAAAAATGCGTCGCGATTTCGTTTCTCCAAATCCAAATCGGCGGCAAGCGCGTCGCAATCGTTCTGATATGCGCGAAAACTTGCTTCGCCAACCGATGTCGCTTGAAACGCCGGGAATGTAACCGGCGACACGTCAAAAATGCGCATGAATTTGGTTATGGTTCGAATCAACACGCCATCTTCGTTTTCGTCGAACGATGCGCCACCGGGCGCGACAATGAACCCAAAACTCGCTTGGTCAACATCGCCGCGTTGAATCGGCGCCAAAACCAAATCCCGAATCGTTTGCGTGTCCGGCAATTCGATTTCGAAGCGTAATCCTTTGCTGGTGATTTCCAATTCCAGCGTTTCGCTGATTGTCCGGCCAAGCACGAAATTGGCATCGTGATTGAACAAACCGCGAACGTCGGTCATGTCGGCGTCGTCAAACGCGCCCGGCATGATTTGCTCGCGAAAACCGCCGAGATTTTCGCTCAACGATTCAAAAACGGCGGCTAGACCGATCAACGTCGCTGCGCCGTCGTCGCTTTGTCGAATTTCCACTTTGCTGTTGTAATTGCGGCACTCGTAACCTTGCGGCATTGAATTTTTCATTTGGTCGTCCTCTGCAATATGTTTCCGGCTATTTCCGCGGCACCTTCCGTCTGCCATCGAATCAAAACGTTTTCGAAGTCGTCCGTGTTGCGCGAATCGAAAATTTCCAATCCATGATCGATGCAATATCGTTCTGCTTGTTCCTCGGTCAGCGCCAAATTGGATTTGACCATTTTGCGATGCGAATTATAGAAAGTTTCCAGCAATTCCGCTAATTCGGCGTCATTCGTCGATTTTCCGAAAATTCGGCGCAATTGGATCGCTTCTTTGTTCGCACATCGTTCGGCGGCGGTTTTGGCGAGCAAAAACATGCGTTCGTCGGTATTTTCGTCGTCAGAATCATTTTCCCCGTCGCCGTCACCGCCACCGTCGCCATTTCCGGCATTTCCGCCATTTCCGTCGGTGCTGGCCGGTTCCTCGCCAACCACTTTCAAATTCAGCGGCACCAGCGGGTCGTCCAACCCTTCCAGCGGATTCATGTCCTCAAATGCGCGAACTTCGTTGCGCGTGACCCAACCATTCTGAATTCCTTTCGCATGGACTTCGGAACGCGTTTTGATGTCGCCACGAATCAACGCGGCCACGTTGAATTTGAAAATCAATCCCTCCGCTATTTCCTCGGGCGTCAGCAACTTGCGTGTCGTTTCCTGTTCCCATCGAACGATCCACGGCATCATTGTGAATTGGACGAAATGCGTTCCCATCATTTCGAGGTTGTTAAACGTCGCTTGGCCCATTTTGTTCAAAAAATGCAGCGGCAATCGAAACATGCGGCCAATTTCATCAACGTCGAATTCGCGTGTTTGCAAAAATTGAGCATCTTCGGGCGGCACGGCGAATTGCTGGTATTTTGCGTCGCTGTCCAACACCAAAAGTCGATGCGCGTTTTCGCCCCCCGTCTTTTTCTCGATTTGCGTTCGAATTTTGTCCGGGTCATTGATTTTGCCGGGGAACGACAACAAGCCGCCGGCGTGAGCGCCGTTCGCGAAAAATCGCGATCCGAAGCGTTGCGTCGCCAATGTCGAGCCGAGCATTTCGCGCTGTTCGCCAATGATCGACATGCCAATGATGCCGTTGCGTGACAACGCCGGGAAATGCAGCACGTCCGCTGCCGGGATTTCCCGTTGGGGGCTTAACGTCGTGTTGTCGAATCGAAAACGCGTACTGAAAACCAATGTGCCATCATCTTTGACGATTGGCCGCGTGTCGTTCGGTTGCAGCGGCCAAAGTTCCATGACTTCCTGCATCGCGTTTCGCCTGATCCACGCGTAACCGTTTCCCCACGTCAACACATGCGCCATGATTGTCGATTTGAAAACGATTGCCGACATCATTGGGTTGGGCGACATGCGCAAACGAACGAGCGACGGGTGACCGAGGACGACTGTTTGCGTGCCGTCCGGATTGTTTTGCAGCAATCGCATCGGCAATTCGCCGAGCGTGTCCGAAATCGTGTTGATTGCAGACCAAAACGCGGTGATTTGCGTCGCGTTGCGCTCTGTCACGACGATATTGGCGGTAGTCGGTTGCGCCCCGAACGCATTGAACAGCCAATTGGCCGGATCGGACAAAGAAGTAGATGGGTTTTCCAGCGATGCGCGCTGTTCGAATAATCGGTCCAGTATCATTTTTGAATTGCTCCAATGACCGCCAGCGTCAGCATGATTGCGCCGCCGATTATACAGGCGACATCAAAGCCGAAGCGAATCGTCAATCCGGCGCACATCGCCGCGAAACCAACCAGAAGCATTGCGTCGCGGATCATACGACCATCACCGTTGGGTCGCTTGCCAAATTTTCGTCGGCCAATAATCGGTTCATGCCGAGGCAAATCGCTACCGGGCCGTCGATTTTGTTCTCCGTGCGTTCCTTCCTTGGGTAGATATTGTCTTTGAAATCCTGCTTCACCACAACATTCGACACCATCCAAGTCATTATCTCGTTTCCGTCATGGTGAAATCGGCCATCTTTGACCAGTGCTTCCCACCATTTTAGCGGCTCGCTGAAATTCAAAACGGTCGGACGCACTTCGACCATTTCCAGCCCTTCGTCCTCCAAATGTCCCGCCCATTGCGTCGCGTTGTGACCGGGATCGAAACAGACTTCGCGCAATTGCCGACCGTCGCGTAGCTCGGCCACGTCCGTTTCAATATGATCCATGTCAATGATGTTTCCCGGCGTCACGATCAACAGTCCGCGGCGTCGCCATCCGTCGTATTGAGAATTGGATCCGGATTCGACCGCCGCTTCCGGCAAGTAAAATTTGGGGAAGCAATAGACGTGCGTTTGGTCGTCGATCACTTTTTTGTACAAATTGCAGACGCAGTTCATGTCAATTTTGGATGCCAAATCTACACCCGTCCACAAATCGAATTCGAAAAAATCAGATTCTTTCAGCGTCGGGTCGGCGCACGCGTCCCATTCCTGCATGTTCATCCATGCCGTTTCAGCGTTGCACCAAAGATTCAACCGTTTGGTTAGGAAATTGTTCATCGATGCGGGTGATTCCTCGGCTTTGCGCGCAAGTCGTTCCATGTCGAATGGGTACACCGACACGCCGTAATTTGGATTGGCTTTTTTCCACGTTCGCCGATCCATTGGGTTGTCGTCGTCGTCGAGCGTGAAAATAACCGGAAAGAATGATTCGTCGCGAAAGATGCGCTGCAATATTTTGATGCCGTATGTTCGTTGCTCGTAGCAAATGCCCGCCTTGTTATATCCCGCCGTCGTAATGTTCAAAATCAGCGGTTGCGTGCGTGACCCCGTTGCCGTTTCCAACACGTCGTAAAGTTCGCGCTTTTTGTGCGCGTGCAGTTCGTCATTGATCGCGCAATGAACGTTCAATCCGTCGAGCGTTTCGCCTTGCGAATGCAACGGCTCAAATTTGCCCGCGTGCGTCGGCACCGAAATGTTTTTGGCGTTTGTTTCGGCACCGAAATGATTTCGAAATCCGGGTGCGCGTTCGGCCATCGATTTGGCATCGTCCCAAACAATCTTCGCTTGCTTGTGCGTCGTCGCCGCCGAATATATTTCCGCACCTTCCTCGCCGTCAGCGACCAACATGTAAAGCCCGATAGCCGACAACATCGTGGATTTGGCATTTTTTCTGGCGACTTCCCAATACGTTGTTCGAAAGCGCCGCGTGTTTTCGTGCATCAACACGTTGCCATCGTGATCGTATAGCGTTTTGCTGCACTTCCAACCGAACAAAGTCGTGATTAAGAAACATTGCCACGGCTCCATTCGCAACAATTCGCG